CGATAGGCCACTGCACTGTTTCGCCAACCCGAGCCCAGGTCGGCACGCCATTGATACAGGCCGTCCGGACCCATGGTTACGTGCAGGCCCTCCGGCCCGACGTGACTCACGACTCCAACGGCGAACCCGTCATCCATGCCCGGTGGCACGGACCGACGCGACAACGCCCTACTAACTCGGTCTGCCGTCGAGAAAGCAACACGTATAATCGCGCCGATCCGGCCTCCCCTGGGCTCGTTCGGGGAGCTCATTACGCGACGTCCGCCATTCCGCGCCTCCGGAAGAATAGGTGAGTCATGGCCCACACCAGCGCGTCAAGCCGATCGGGGGAGAGACGATCCTCGGAAGTCCAGGTGGTCATCTGGTCTTCGAGCTGCGGATGAATGCCTACGTGATGGCAAAGTCCGCGTTCGTACAGCGTGCTGATTGGTTCGGCACGCAGTCTCTTACCTCGGCTTGCGGTGACGGGTCTGTATCTCACACCTCTCGGCAGACGCTCTGACTCTAGTGTTGCTTTCACCATCTCGCCGCCGTTGTTGACTTCGGCGACGATATAACCCGCTCCCCACGCTAGAGCCGCCTGAATGGCGGTTCGAGCCCAGTCATGGGGAGTGTAGTGGCCGCTAAGATCAGCCAGCACAAAGCCTTCTTCTTCTAGCTTACCACAGACGATGATGCCGGTCTCGTCCCCACCGTATGTCACGGCCGGGTCGATGGCGACCACGACCTCCATACGCCTGAGGAAGGGGGAGACGCGCTCCATGTCTGCTCTGTGCTCGTCGATCAAGTCCAGAGTCCAGAGCGCGCCCTCAACATCTTCGAGGTACTCGCCCATCAGCTCCTGTCGACCCAGGCGCGTATCCTGGTACTTGCCCAGGACCTGCTCGGCGAAGACGGGGGCTAGGTTGTGCAGGTTCTCGTAAGTGGTCCCACTGGTCATGACCGTGGTGGGAGAGAATCTCAATTGGCGGATCTCGGCACGCGGCCGGGGAGTCGTCGTAACGGCGACCCGAGGGGACTTGCCCAGCCGCATGCCGAGTCGATAGTTGGTAATCACTTTATCTAGGTTGGCGAATGTCGCCAGCTCGTCGACCCAGCCCGTGTGGTGCTGCGGACCGCGCAGCTGGTCAGGCTCGTCCGACGAATAAGCAAACGCGACGCCTCCGTTATCGAAGACGACGCGTCGTTTGGAGGGTTGGTAGTCCGGTCGCTCGGAGCGCCGATACACGCTCAGCAAACCGGACTCGCCCTCGATCATCACATCTCGTACGTCAGCCGCCGTACGGCCTATTAACGCGGCGCGGTGACCCCGACCGATTTGCATATTCCGTTCTTTAACGAACTGCGCCCCGGTCCGGGTCTTGCCCCAACCGCGCCCCGCCATAATGAGCCACTCCAGCCACGGCACGTCTACCGTGACCGGAGCGGCCTTGCGGGGATCCCTAACTACCCTCGGCATGTCGGGCGGGGGTAGCTGGTTCCATCGTGCGTGGGGGGCTACCCACTCATCGTGCGGCTTACCGTCACAGAAGGGCCGATCGCAGCGCCACATGATGCGGCGACGCTCGATCTCCTCCTCCAGACGGTCTCTCAAAGCCGCCTTCCGTTCAGAGTCCCAACCGCGCCATCGACCGCCCCCAGGGCCGTAGCCCTGGGTCCAGTCGGTGAACGCCGGTCCACTCATTCGTCGATCGTTGTATCCGCCTCGCTACCCAGCGGGGGAGCGAGCTGCATCATCAAAGCTTCGATCTCCTGGTCCATGGTGTCGCTGTACTTGACGTCCAGCTTCACTGGCATGTCCAGCCCGAACATGCGTGCGCGCCGTTCCTTGATGCGGAGCATCGTGGCAACGGCGTCTTGCTTCTCGGCCAGGGTGGTCGCGCCCGACTCGATGATCAGCCACTGGAACTTCTCCAGCCGATCGAGGCGATCGCCCTCCATCTTGCGGATTGCTACCCGGGTCTCCTCGGGGATTCGGTCCTGGATCGCACGCTCGATGCGTGAGCGCACGGTGGGGATAGAGCAGTGCTGGATCTCGGCGATGTCGGCAATGGACCAGTGCTTGAGCCGAAGTTCTAGCGCCTCCTTCTCGGCATCGACCTGCGCAATGCGCTCGATCGTTCCGCTCGGGTCGCTAGGATCCGGATACGTACTCACGCCGCCCATTCTAGCAGGCGATTTGGCAGCGGCACAAGACCCCCGGCCAGGCCGGGCGCGCGATCCTTCAAAAAGGGTATTCGAAGAGGCTAGTCCTCGGGTAACAGCGCGTCCATAGCGCGCAAGTGCTGCAACGCTTCGTACTGGCCCTCGGTGAAGTCTTTGTCACCCATGATCACGAACTGGGCTGGGCGCGCGTAACCCCGGACGTCGTCCACTCTGGTTACCCAGCGCCATTCCCAGACCCGAAGCTCGTTCTCCTCGGCCCAGCTCTTGGCCCAGGTGTAGGTCGGTGCAAATACCAGAATCATGCGCCCACCATCGCGTCGACCACCAGCACCAGTGAGAATATCAGGCCAAACACCCCGAGCCAGGCCGCCGCGTTCATCACCGTGGACCAAACGCGTTGCGGTAGGCGTCGGTAGCGATGACCCCGACCCGCTCGACCCACCGATCCTGATCCTTGTCTGGATCGAATGACGTGAGCAGGTCGTCCCGCAGCGGGAACGAGGCCACCGCACGGCCGATCTCGCCCAGCGTGTCCGCGTCGACGATCGTGAGTGTGACGACTACCGGTCGCTTCATCAGTTGCTCACCCATCTGGTGTACCGGTGGTTCGGCGCGGTCTGCGAGAGCAGGAACAGGTGATCTGCACATGCCCAGTCGCAGTAGTCCTCGCCGTCCCACCAGATCTCACCCGCGACGGGTTTGTCGCAGGTGCCTGTCGTAGGGTTGCCGATCCGGCACTTGCCGTGCATCGGTCGGGCGACCGGGACGAGCGTGATGTTCTGGATCACGACCACACCACCGCATCCTGGCCGACGGCCTTGTTGATGGCCTTCTGCAGGCCCACGCGCTCGATCCGGTTCATCACCCGAGTCGGCAGGGTGACGTCCCAGCGGGTCACGCCCTCCAGAAACTTGACGACGTTGCCACCGCCGTGCACGTTGATCAGGACGGACTGCGCGGTGTCGGCGTTGTCGACCACCTCGCCATTGCGGAGGATCTTGACTCCGTACGTGACCTTGCTGTCCATTGCACTCTCCCCGTTTGGTTGTACTTCCAGTATACCAGGCTGGGGTACCCCGCGCAACCCCAACCTGGTATGACCTGGGTCACCCCGATTGCCTCCGACGTGATGGCAGGTGCAGCGGCAGCGAGTTCAGGATCTGTACGGTCCGCGCGGGCGAAACCCGTTCGCTGATTACGATCCCCCACTCCTCGACCACGTCCTCACCCGGACCGGGCGTCGGGATCCACATACGGAACCGGTGCCTGCCCTTGAAGAAGTAGCCCGCGCTCTGCCAGCCGTGCACGTCGAAGGCCATCGGTCCTACACCTTACCTCTCATCTTGAGCCGCGTCTCCTCGTCAGGCCAGACGCTAAAGTGCCAGTAAGGCGCGTCGTCGGGGGTAATCGACCACACCTCGCCGTAGTCGGAGTAGACGTCGACGATCCCGCCCGGTTGGTCGGTCACGCAGACGACGACACACTCCATGCCGATCTCGTGCTGTTCGGTGACGTCATGCTCCTCGACGGTCGCCTGTCGCCACATTCGAACGTATTTCCCGACGAGGGGAGCGTAGGAGATGGCGCGGGGGGTTGTTCCGTGCCGCATCTTCACACGGCTTAGCTCTCGGTCGATCTCCAGGCAGAGAGCCATCAGCTCCTGCCCAGCGAACCCGACCGCTGCACCGGCCGCGCGAATGCCCAGGGGATGCGTGATCTCCGTAGCATTGCCGTCGTTTTCAGTCACACTCGTGCCTCCTCTATCCAGTACTGCGTTCGGTCGTTCAGGGCTAGCCTAATATCCTCCTTAATCTCCTCGTCGATGTCGTGCCACCAGGCATCAAACCCCTTGCGGTCCTTGAGCAGCTCGATCAAGTCGAGCACGATGGATTCGGCCAGCTGTTCGTCAGTCAGGGGCACGGCGACACTTCCTCTGCGGCTTCAACTCCGGATGCGCCTTCTCGAAGCAATCCTCGCCCCGGCATTTGCAGGGTGGCAGAGTGATCATGGTGTGATCATGCTCGCACGGCTGGGTCAGGTGGAATGGCATGATGGCTCGGGCGAACTCGTTCCAATAGTAGGCCAGCACGCTGGCCGCATCGTTCGGCGAACCCTCGGCGATCAGCTCGTTGTCGATGGTGTTGAGCGCAGCCTCGACGGCCTGGCCCGCGACATGCATGTAGGCGTGCACCACGCCCATCGCCGTTTGCTCGCGGGCTAGTTCGTTGATGGTCTCCCAGGCCAGCTCGGCGTGGAGCCGGACGTTCTCATCCTCGGTCATCCCGGTCCCCCGTCTGCGGCCTCTTCCGGGTTGTCCTCCTCGTGCTCGTGGTCGGCGTTGGCGATGTCCAGCTCGATCTGCTCGAACTCGACCGGTTGGCCTGGCTCGTAGGAGTTGATCTCCTCGCCGCACTCGATGCAGTTGACTGCGATGCGGTCGTAGGTGATCGCGACTTCCGCGTTGGTGGGGTCCATTACGCCTTGCGCCTGCCTTTCTTGTGATAGGGTAGCGGTACCGGCTTGTGACCACCGGCCGCGACGCGCCTAAACCATTCGGCTACAAAGTCCGCGCGGTCGTAGCCGCCGTCGATGCCGTACCAGTCAGAGGCGCCACGCTTCCAACCCCAGCGCTGGCCCGAGGCCGGGTCGATGTAGTGGCCTTTGGTGCAACCGCAGCCGTTGTCGCAGCGGTGATCCTGTCGCTGCTGCCGCGTCTTGCCGACCATCATCGTGACTTCGGTGACGGGCGGATCGTCCCAGTTGTGTCCAAATGCGTGGCACCAAACCTGCTCATCGCTTAGTTCAGACAGGAGGGAAGATCTCTTAGGACCTGCCATTAGATGCTGGTATCCTCTTCATCGAGTGGGATGGTGGGTTCGTCGTCCGGGTCGGGCACGCTGTACAGCGGCACTCCCCAGTTCGCGTTGTCGTCCGGGGCGGTTCGGTGCTCCCACCAGCGCAGGAGCTTGATCCACCAGTGGTGCTCGTGGTAATACTCATTCCAGTAAGTCGCGCGAGACTGGCCGTGCAGCTGGTTGTTCCAGTGCCGCTTGCGCCAATGGACCGCCTCGTCGCCCTTCTTCTTAGGCTTGCAGTCGGGACATTGGCATGGGCAGGCGGTGCGCCCATCGATCGTATCATCCTCGGGTCGAGCCGCCTCGATGCAGTAGCACCAGTCGTAGGCGCGTCCAGTGGCCATGCTCTGCGAGCCCTGCCACTTGATCGGCGACATGGGCACCCCGGCCCGTAGGTCCTGGAGCGCGCGGCGGGCTCGGTCGAGTGAGCCGACCCGCTCGGTGGTGTGGGGCATCCAGGGTGGCGGGACAATCTCCATGTCCCACAGCCGACTGGACCGATTCATCGGCGTGATGCCGTGGTCTTCGAGCCAGCCGCGTCGATCGCGCTCGGCCGGATCGGTCTTGGCGGAGAACCAGGGGATGCGAGCCATCAGTGCCTACTTAGGTGGCAGGAAGGGTTGGTGCACGAGCCGCCTCGCCAGATGGAGCGG